CTGCTGACGGGCCTCATTAATGGTCTGGTGCAGGCGATCCCTCAACTGATTGCGATGCTGCCGCAGATCATCACGACCATCGTGACGGTGATTGTGCAGAATCTGCCGCTGATTCTCAATGCGGGAGTGCAGATCCTCACGGGTTTGATTGACGGCATCGTGCAGTCCTTGCCGGCGCTTAAGAATGTCTTTTTTGATGTGCCGAAGCAGATCGTGAGTGTACTGTCGGGCGTGCCGTCGATGATGATGTCATCAGGCAAAAAGATCATTCAGGGCCTGATCGACGGTATTAAATCAATGGCGGGCGCGGCGGCGGGCGCGGTCTCGGACCTGCTCAGCGGCGTCCGGAAGTACTTGCCGTTCTCACCTGCGAAGAAGGGACCGTTTTCTGGTCACGGCTGGACTCTGTACTCGGGCCGGTCGATTGTCGAGGCGCTCGCTGAGGGTGCGGCGCAGCGGGCGCCGCTGTTCGAGGCGGCGATCAGGGACACGATTGCGGCCGGGCAGGAGCAGCTCAGCGGTCTTGAGGACGGCGCACTGTCTGTCACGGCGGGTCTTGGTGGCGCGGCTGGCCTGGCTCGTATCCAGGCGACCGGCCCTCAGTACTTGATCGTGCGTGACTCGGATGATCAGCTGATCGGCAGGATGCGCGTCGAGGCTGGCGGTGTCGTCTCTGATGGTCTCGCGCCTGCGTCTCGGTCTGCGCTGCGTGAGCGTATCGGGTTCTAAGGAGTAAAGAGCATGGCGATCCAGTGGTCGGCGTCGTCCGGTTATATGTCGGTCGGCGTGGAGATGTGGTACACGGGCGATCCTCACCTGGGGTACGTCGAGGTGTACGCGCAGTTCTGGCTCCGGTCGGATGGGTACGGTCATAATTTCTCGGCGAAAACCGACTGGTGGGGCAACGTCGGGGTCGGATCGGAGACGGTGTCTTTCTCGTCGCCGACCGGGGCGACCGTGTACAAGGATATGGGCACGTCGCACTGGCGCGAGGACCTGCTGCCGAATCAGGAGCGCTCGATTGGTGTCGGCTATTCGCTCGGTCCGATCTGGAACGGTGGCCGTCCGTCGATGCAGGCGTGGCTCACGCTTCCTGCGCGTCCGGCGAAGCCGCCGTCAGCGCCGTCGTACTGCAAAGCGACGCTGCTCGACGACGGTAAGTCGGTGTCGGTGTCATGGCCTGCCGCGAAGGCGGCAGACGCGTCGTCGCCTGTCCGGTCGTACGTGATCGAGCGATGGGATGCATACTCCGACGAGTACTCGGGGCCGTGGCTTCCGCGCCAATGGCACGTGGTCGATTGGGTGAACGTCGAGGGGTCGACTGCCACGTCGTTCAGTGTGATCGACACCAGGGCCGTGTATGCGAATGATCGCTTCTGGTATCGCGTGTATGCGTCGCCGATCATCCCGACTCGGGTGCGTGATGTCTCGGACTTCATTCCGGGGCCGGCGTCGCCGCAGTCGAACGGCGTGTCGACAGCGCCTGAGCCGCCAGCGGAGCTGACGGCCGCGAAGAACGAGCACGGCCAAATCCGAATCACCTGGAAAACGACGTTCGCTTCTCCGCAGGACGCGACGGTCGAGATCCTCGACGGTGATAAGAAGGTCGGAGAGGTGCGCGCCGACGCGGACGGCTGGGTACACGAAAACGCAGACCTCCAGGTGCCGCACACGTACCGCGCGATCCTCAAGACTGACAATCTGGAATCCGAGCGCTCCGCACCGTCGAATGCCATTCAGGTTCTGCAGAAGCCGGGTATCCCGGCCGTGTCCGGGCCGGGCGCATACGCGCCGGTCGGCGCGGTACCCTTCACGTGGGCTCATAATTCCCTCGATGAGACTTGGCAGGAAGTGGCCGACATTCGGTACGCGACTGTGTATACGGAGACCGCGAACGGCCACCGTGCCGGCGACTCCGGCCCCTGGCAGAGCGTCTCAGTCACAGGCTCGGCGCAGACCAAGACAATTGAGCTGTCTGCCGGAGTCGTCGACTACCAGATCCGCACGAAGGGTCAGCATCGCGAGTACTCGGACTGGTCACCAGTCAGGCGAACCACGGTCACGTATGCACCGATCGTCGCGCTCGTACCAGACGCGCTCACGCTCGACCGCTCCGCATTCGACGGCGCACTCGTCGTCTCGCACGTGAAGGGGTCGTCGACGACGATCGCGACCGTGCTCTGCGAGCTGCTCTCCGCGAGCTTACAGGCAATCGAGCAGATCAAGGGAAGCGCGGCCGCGCTCGGCGCCGTGCCGACGTTCGCGCGTGCACCATTGCGCTTCAAGGCGCGCCTCGAGAATCGGACGGAGTATGTCGTCCGCGCGACCCTCACGGACGGCTACGGCCTCTCAACCACCGTCCAGCGGCTCTACAAGGTCGAGTACCCGACCCCGCCTGAGCCGATTGTGACAGCGTCCTGGGAGGAGGCCGAGGGCGATATGCTCGTCTCAATCGCCTCACCAGCGATCCCAGAAGGTAGCAGGCAGCCGCCAACCGTCGAGACGCGCCTAGAGCGCTCAATCGACGGAGGCGCCACCTGGACGCTCGTCGCTGACAAGCTCCCACCATCCACCATGTACAAAGATCGGGAGTGCATCACAAATGGCGTCACGAAATACAGGGTGACTGCGACCTCCGCACTGCCCTCATCGTCCGTGACGATCATCGACGCGCTCGCGGATTCGCAGGCGGTGTGGATTTCGGCGGGGCAGGGCTTCTCGCGGTCTGTGCGTCTCGCTTGGAATCCGGTGACGGGCTCGCAGCTTGGTCTTGTGAATCGCGAGGTCAAGTACTTTGCGGGTAGGCGGCTTGGTGTTGAGTTGTCGGGGACTCAGCGGCAGCGCGTCGTGCAGGTGTCTGCGGCGCTGCTGGATTCGTCAGTGCGCGAGCGGCAGGCGCTTGAGGACTTGGCGTACATGCCCGCGCCTTTTATGTATCGTGATCCACTTGGACGAGTACTTTACGGGTCTCTGTCGGACGTGCAATTAGGCCGAGAGGTCGGCGGGGTCTGGTCGGTATCGGCGAAGCTGACGGAGGTGAATCGTGGCTGATATGGCACCTGCGAGGCAGGCAGACTATCAGGTAATGCTCACGACGCCTGACGGTCAGGATATTGGGCTGCTCGATGGCGTCGAGTCCGGGTCGGTGACGCTGTCGGCGACGTCGCGTCTGCGCGCGTCGGGGCAGCTGACCCTTACGGAGACGGCGCAGGAAATCGATTGGTTCAACATGCATGCGCGCGTGGATTACGTGCCGGTCGGCATGCCGGGCTGGCCGGTGGCGACGTTCGTGATGTCGTCGCCGACAAGATCAGTCAGTGAGCATCGTGTGACCCGAGACGTCGAGCTCCTGTCGACGCTCGCGTATCTCGACAGGATGTCGACGGATCGTATCGAGCAGATCGAGGACGCACACCTGAGCGGAAAAGGAAAGCGCAGCGTGATCGGCAGATACGCGGCGAAAGCTCGAAATCTGCGGCTGAGCTTCACAGGATTTGGAGAGTACAGCCTCGCCGGAGGACCGAGCCTCATCAATGAGGCAATCGCGTACGACGTGGGGACGAATGTCCTTACGATGCTCAATGATTGCGCGCGGATCGTCGGATGGGGGGCGCTGACTCCTGATCCGTACGGCGTGGTCACGGGCGCGCCGTATATTAGGCCCTCCCGGCGCCCGGTCTCGTGGATATTCCGCGAGGGCGAGTCCGCGATCCACTCGGCTGAGTGGACGATCGACCGCGACATCTTCTCGGTGCCGAACGTCATCGTGTGTATCGGCACGCCAGGCTCGGACGATACTCAGCGCGGCGCGGACAAATACTATGCGGGGCCGTCCCCGGCTGTCGTTGGGGTCGCACGCAATGACAATCCGCGCGATCCTCTCTCGACTGTCAACCGAGGGGAGATCGTGCACGTCGAGACGGGCGTAAAGGCAACGTCGCAGGAAGCGATTGACCAGGTCGCGCGGCGGATCCTCACGGAGAAAGCAATGCCCGCGGCATCCCTGGTGATTGAGCATCTGCCGGTGAATATCCGGCCAGGTGAGGTCGTGGAATTCATCTCGCAGGGTCAGCTCCTGCGCGGCACTGTCCAGGAGATGAAGATCCCGCTGTCGCCGACTGCGCTCGTCACGACCACGATCAAGGAGATTCCAGGTGAGTGACCTCGACTATCTGGCTGACGTCGTCGCGGAGCTCCGCAGACGCATCGACGCACAGCCGACATACCAATGGGCGACCTGCGTCCGAAGGTCAAAGCAAGGCTTCGTGGCCGTGCGATTTGATGCGGACCTATGGCGGCGCGACGCCGACGACAACGACAGCATCACAGTCGTCTCCGACAAGCTACTGCAGACACAGGCGACTCCGGGCGACCGCGTACTCGTACAGATTCACCAGGGGAATATGCAGGCGCTCGCGGCCACGCGGACGTATACCGACCGCTATATATCACAAGACGCCCCAGACACCGGCGGCCTCTCCTCTTTCGGCGCGGGCTACCTCGACAGGGCCGTCGCCAAAGTCGAAGGCCAGTCGCAACCGTTCAATATCATGCCGCCGTACATCGCGATGAACTTCATCATCAAGACCTGACAGGCCATCC